CCGAAGTAGTAATACTCCGGGGGAAACATTCTTCTTATTCTCTAATAAGGAGGCATTTACAACCTTAGTAGCTCAACGAGTAGGCTACATGTGAATGGTCCAGAAGAGGCTTGAAATCGTTTTCCATTCCTAGTATGTTAACTAGGGTATGGTATAGATCCCTGCCGTTCTAGTCACTCGCACGGCGCACATCTAAAAGGGCTTGCCCCCCTCAACATGTGAGAAGGTAAGATTTATACTGTTCCAGTATCTTCAAATATTGCAACAAATACAAAATTAGTGCGACAGGTTCCTGCGAATTTGCAGGTTGAAACATTAAAGTTAAAAGTAAATCGGAAGAATCTAAGAAGAAATTCTAAGAAACGACCGTTTACATTTAACAGATATGAATCAATGATTATAAACATAATCAGAGCCTATTACAATAGTAATGTAGATATCATAATTTTGATGACTATCCTAAAGGAAAACTTTTCTGTACTTAATAATCGAGTATCTCGGGGTTTACCCGAAACTATTCAATATGTTAAAGAATCAAGAAACTTGGTTCTTCAATATATTTCTGGTAGAAGAGATCTTAAATCTGAGTTAGTTCCAGTAACTAATGGATTTCCAACTTGATTAATCAAGTGGATCCCGTTAATTTCTAGTTCTGACGAAGAAATGAGATTAATTCATATCAGAATTTTGATGACTCTACTTCTTGTTACTAGACATCTAAAACTAAAAAAGTCAATAGATATCAGTACAATTATAGAACCGTCAAAAGGAATGATAGATTCTATCCTTTCAAGTGAAATTAAGGCTGCTTTTAACTCTTTAGGAGTTAGAATTAACCAAAATTGGCCTGAATGGGACAGTTTCCATCCGACTGTTAAGAAAGGCCCTGCAGGTCCTGCAATCATGTGTTCAGTTTCTGAACTAGCCTTCTTGCCACATAATCTATTAGATAATATAATATCTATAGGTGGTAAAAAGCTTGGTTCTGAAATACTGGACAATCTTGATAGCTTAGACGTGCTAAAGGGTCAATCAGTTTCTAAAGTTTGGTCCGATTATATCGGTCATACAAAGAGAAACTGAATCAGAAAATTATCTTACTTTAGCGATAAGGAAGGAAAATCTCGAGTAATAGCCATTTTGGATTATTGGTCACAGACTGCTCTTTACCCTCTTCATAATTCTTTAAATAGAATATTAAGAGGTATTAAGACTGACTGTACCTTTAATCAAAGTGACTTTCTAAAAATTCTCCCAACTACTGAAGGTATAACTTATCATAGTATAGATCTTTCAGCAGCTACTGATAGAATGCCTATTGCTCTTCAAAAAAGAGTTTTAGCAATCTTATTCAATAACTCCTGGAAATCTACTCTATGAGCAAGCATCCTAGTTGATTATCCCTTCCACGTAATTCTACCTGACAAAAGTCATATAGAAATTATGTACAAGGCTGGTCAACCGATGGGCGCGTACTCTTCATGGCCCGCTATGGCATTAACTCACCATATCATTGTCCAAATTGCAGCAATCCGAAAAGGTTTTATTAACTTTAAGGACTATTGTATATTAGGTGATGATTTGGTTATAGCTAATGACTCAGTTGCTTCTATGTACAAACAAATTATTGCTAATTTGGATATGCCATACTCTCCAGCTAAAACATTTACTTCGAAAGAAATTTATGAATTTGCTAAGAGATGGATATATCATGGACAGGAAGTAACAGGATTCTCAATTGGAGGTTACTTTAAAGTATGAAAGAAATATTCATTACTTAGTGCCTTTATTGATAATCAAGCGGGACATGGTTGGCGAATAAATGAAGAAGCAATCCGTGGTCTTGTCTTATCCGGAGAAAAGTTACGATATGGAAGTAAGTTCATTATTGAACGAACAACCAGATTCATAAACTTATTCTCAGTGTTTAGTAGCATTGTAAGTTATAAAAATAACCCAACAATTGAAACAGGCCAGGTTCTTGTGAATAATATCACTCGAATCCGAGCTATTTCACCATCTTGGCTGGATCTTTTAAATAAAGATCCTCAACAGTTCTTAAGAGAACTACTGATAAAAGCAAAGATGGAACAAACTAAACAAGACTTAGCAAAATATCAGAAAGATCTATTTTCATTTAACAATAAGTTAAATGGAGTAGTAACTTCTTTTATTAAGCAAGCTTGGGGAAACCAAACCCCGACATCCACAGAAAGCTTTATTCGAGAAACTTTATCTGTACTTTTAAACTGGAATAATCCGATTGTTCAAGTATTTAACCGACTAATAGATTCTTCAATGGAATATCTGACAGAGTCAGTATTTTATGATGAATCGATCGGTCCGAATTATAATTTAATAATTAATGATTCGTTGGGAAAATACATGATCACAAAGAGCATGTTCAGTATGAAGCAATCAGAATCAAAGACCTTAGCAGAAGCAGCGGTTACCAAGAAAGTTCTTGATATCCTAGGAAGTGAATACACCCCTTTAAGTTTTAACTTATTGGAGGTAGAATCAACTCCTAAATACAGATCAAGTGGTCTTAATATTACTTATTTAAGAAAGTTAGCCTTGAGAAGCTACCCAACTTTTATAAGATATTTTGACTTCTTGTCTGGAGCCTGCATCTGTTACATCATTATGACTTTTGATATATCATTAGCTGATACAATATTTGTAGAAGTGAACGATATATTGCCACCAAAGGAAGCTATTCCTATTCCTGATAACCCTTCCATTTGGATGAGTTTCATGATTATAGTTATAGCTGGTCTATTATTGACCATCTTTATATTCCTACCTGTACCCGTTGACAGCGTTCCAGATCTTATAGATCTAGGTTCATCTGCATCAGGGTCAGATTTTGGAGATATAAATGATTTCTTTGATTAAGAACAAAGTACCATCTACTTACAATTGTTGTAGGTAGCTCCTTACGGAAAATTCTAGAGTAATTACTCAATTATTTCTAGAAAGTGGTGGGTGTTCTTGGAGAGGTTGAAATCTCTTTCAAACACTTGACACCGGCTTGCTGTAAGGATGTTTCCAC